TGTCTAGACAGTTTCTAGTGCAATGACTATGATTAACAAAATCAAAGCTATTGTATGTATCGGAGCAGCAGCATATGGATGTTATCGCGCTTATGACAAGTGGTTTAGCGCTAAGGCTCGAGTGATCAAGAAAGCTGAATATATGGTTGAAGTGTTGAAAGATGAAATCAAAAATGGTTTTGACCTGGAAATTGATGATGTAACGGATGTTGTTGCAGCCAACACTATTGACTCTATTGATGTTGGAACGAAGATCAAGCGTAAACCTAAGACTAAAGCACCTTTCCGGTCATGGTTGGTGAAGATTGGGAAAGCTAAGTTCGGCACTCCAAAACGTACTGAGGGGAACAGGTTATGTGTCAGGAAATATATGTATGATCACTGTGTAGAACATGGTGTTATTGCTAGGCACATATGGGAAAACGTAGACATCGCCACAGAAATGGTCTTTGTTCCCACGAAGTATGAAATGGAGTGTGCGGCCGTACAGCACGTGCAAGGTGTGAAGGATGCTCAGAAACTATATAAGGCATTGGGCGGATCCCTCCCGGGATCTGCTTGATGGGGCCCAGAATTAGGGGTGGGGTTTGACACGGTCCCCGGTCAATACCCTGGAGTGACACCCCAACTTTCGGGAGTCCACAAGGCTCGCAAGTACATAACAATGAGTCGGTTCTTGCGTGGTCATAATATGCAGACTCATAACAACTCATTAGCCAACCTTAAGCGAGGGGTTGGTGAAAGAGTGTTGTATACAGACAGTAAACTTACATTGCCAGTACAACCGGCTAATTCTACTGTGTTTACAACAAGGTGTGGCGTTGGACTCGCAACAATTGCCAAAGGTATTGGTAGACAATCTCCTGTGTCTCACGAGAAATTCGTTGAGTACTACAAGGGACCACGTAAACTATTTTACCAGAAAGCAGTTGACAGGTTGGCTATGAAAGCAATCTGCCCTCGCGACGCCCACCTAAAGACTTTTATCAAGGCAGAGAAGCTCAACTTCACTTTGAAAAATGATCCAGCACCACGGGTTATCCAACCCAGGTCCGGTGAGTTCAATGTTGAAGTAGGGTGTTATCTTAGGCCCATAGAACATAAGGTGTACGATGAGATTGATAAACTCTTTTCTTCTCCCACCATATTTAGCAAATACAATAGCACCAAACAAGCTGAGTTAATAAAAGAAAAATGGGATAAATTCTCTAAACCAGCTTGTGTTGGAATCGATGCCTCTAGATTCGACCAGCACTGTTCCGTGCAAGCCTTGGAGTTTGAACACTCGTTGTACAACTCCATATATGGCAGCAGGAAACTCAAACGATTGTTAAAGTACCAGCTCAACAATCACGGGATAGCGCGGGGAAATGACGGGTGGTTTAG